AGCGCAACGTCTTGCGCGGCGGGTTGAGGGCTGCCGGGGCTGTGGTATCCGAAGAAGCAAAGCGACTAGCGCCGCCCGACAAGACAGGGGAATTGCGCAAGTCGATTCGTGTCTCCATGCGTGTGCTGTCAAAGGCCGGATGGGTAAATGCTCAAATCAAGGCCGGCGGCAAAAAGGCATGGTATGCCAGGCTGGTTGAGTTCGGCACGGCTCGCCATTGGATCAAGCCGAAAAACCGCAAGAGTTTGTTTTTTGCTGGATTGGCCAGAGAGATTGTCGACCATCCCGGTGCCCGTCCAAAGCCATTCATGCGCCCGGCCTTTGATGCCAAGGCACAGGTCGCCATTGAAGAAATGGCCAACTACATCCGCCAGCGTCTTCCAAAAGAACTGAAGAAAGCCGGGAAATGAGTGCAGAACTTGTCATCAAGGCACTGCTTGAGGCAGCGCCCGGCGTCACTGCGCTCGTCGGTGCGCGCAGCTATGCCCTCTACCGCCCAGAGGGTGATGCCCTGCCGGCCATCGTCTGGGAAGAAATCTCTGACACCCCGCGCTCGCCCATCGACATCACACCGGGCAGCGAACCCATGACCGGACGCATCCAGGTGAATTGCATGGCCAGGACGCCGGCAGAAGTCAAACAGATCAAAGACGCCGTGATTGCCGCCTGCCACAAGCAGAGTGGCGTCATCGGCGGCATCACCGTGCAAGCCGTGTTGCAGGACGCAGCCGGCCCGCGTAGTTACGACGCCCTGGTGGATGTCTGCCAGCAACCCGTCGATTTTGTTGTGTATTACCTTCGATAGGAGAGCCCATCATGCCCATCGCCTCAGGCGTAGCAAAGCAAGTCAGATACAAAGTCGAAACCACCTTCGGTACCGCACCAGGCGTATCGGGTGCGCAGTTACTGCGTCGTGTCGAATCCTCGCTCGATTTGAGCAAGGACGTCTACCAGTCCAACGAGATTCGCGACGATCTACAGATCGCCGATTACCGGCACGGTGTGCGTCGTGTGGGTGGATCGATCAAAGGCGAACTCTCGCCCAAGACCTATGCAGACTTTATCGCCGCCGCGCTGCGCCGAGATTTTGCCGCGGTAACCGCCTTAACCGCGCTCTCGCTCACCATTGCCGGTAGCGGACCGACCTACACCATCACGCGCGCGTCTGGCGATTTTCTGGCGGGAGGCATCAAGATTGGCGATGTTATTCGCCTATCGGTCGGCACCCTCAATGCGCTCAATATCAATAAAAACCTGCTGATCGTCAACCTGACGGCGACGGTCGCCACCGTCATCACACTCAACGGTTCCGCACTCTTTGCGGAAGGCCCCATTGCCTCTTGCACGCTGACCGTGGCGGGCAAAAAGACCTTTACCCCGACCTCGGGACACACCAACAAGTCGTTTGCTATCGAGCACTGGTTCTCCGATATTGCCCAATCCGAACTGCATTTGGGATGCAAGATACCGTCGCTCGATATCAGCCTGCCGCCCACCGGAATGGCTACCATTGATGTGGGAGTCATGGGGCAGGATGTCACCAACAACACCAGCGCCTACTACACCAGCCCAACAGCGGCGACCAGTACCGGCATCGTCGCCGCCGTCAATGGCGCGCTCGTCGTCAATGGCACACGAGTAGCGATCTGCACGGGCTTATCGCTCAAGGTCGACGGGGGTTATAGCAGCGAGCCCGTCATCGGTAGCAATGTCGTGCCTGACATTTTCCCTGGTCGGGTGAATGTCTCGGGGCAATTTACCGCGTACTTCGAAAACGCGACCTTGCGCGATTTGTTCGTCAATGAGACCGAAGCCAGCCTGGTCATGGCCTTCACCACCAGCAACGCCGCCGCTGCTGACTTTATTGCATTTGTCCTGCCGCGCATCAAAGTCGGCGGGGCCAGTAAGTCGGATGGCGAGAAAGGCCTGATTGTCACCTTGCCATTCCAGGCGCTTTTTAACAGTACCGGCGGATCAGGGGTGAGCAGTGAACAGACCACGCTCGTCGTGCAAGACAGCCAAGCCTGACCATCATGAAAAAGGACAAAACGAGCATGTTTGATCTATCTAGTGTTTCCGAACTACCCTCCGCCGAAGTCGAGATTCTTCATCCCGTAACCCGCGCCCCGACCGGCGCGGTAGTGACATTAATGGGTCCGGAGCATCCCGAGCGCAAGCGCGTCGCCTTCGACGTGCAACGCAAGTTGCGGGCATCCTATGCCAAAAAAGGACGCTTCGACATCACCGACCCTGAAGAAGAAGCGGCAGAGGAAATCGAGCGCCTGGCCTCCTTCACGCTGGGCTGGAAAAGCATCGGCATCGATGGCAAGCCGCTGGAATACAGCAAGGCCGCCGCCCTTGATCTGTATGCACGCCCCGAAATGGCCTGGTTGGTGCGTCAACTCAAGGTCGCGCTCGGTGATCAGGAAAATTTTATCAAGAGCTCCGGCGCTGCCTGACGGAGCGCGTCGCTGCCGAAGCGCGCCTGGGAGCGCGTCAGGCAGACGGGGCCACCCTGCGCGAGCATCTGCTGATCGTTCAGAAGACCACCGGCAGAACGCCGGTGGAACTCGAACTGCCGGATTTGCCCTCGCTTGGCCAGTCGCTGCATCGCACCTGGATGGAGCTATCCATGACCCGGCAATCCAGCATGGGTATTGCCCCCGTCACCTGGTCGGAAATCGTCGCCTGGCAGGTCGCGATGGGAATATCACTCACCCCGTGGGAAGCGGAAACCCTGCAAGCGATGGATCAGTCGTTCCGTATCGCTCAATCCGCGGGGAAGTCGTAGGACGGGCGTTGCCACAAGGCGCTTTTGAGGGCGACAAACCAGAAGATCACAGTCCAGCCCAGCAACAGATTCAGCAGCAGGACAGAACCCCAGCCCGGCACGCGGCGCATGGCGGCCAGCAGGCCGGGTAACGGGTACAGCAACAGGGATAAGGTGAGCAGGGTTGTCATGGTTCCTCCTGCTTTCATTGTAGACAAAACGGGTGAAAAAGCATGGCCATCGAAGTAGGCAGTCTGGTTGTCGAAATGAGCGCCAACGTGGCACGGCTGAAAGCCGACGTCGACAAGGCTGTCGGCATCTTCGGCAGCGGCATGAAGGAGATGCAGGATGCCGCCCAGTCTGTCCAGAACCGGCTCAACCTGATTGTCGGCAGTCAGTTCATCCAGACCCTTGATGTGATGGCGCGGCGCGGTGGAGAAGCCTTTGGTGCGATCAAGCGTGCCGCCATTGATACCGCCGACGAATTCAACAAACTATCCCAGAAGACCGGATTCACCGTCGAATCCCTCTCTGGCCTGAAGTATGCCGCCTCGCTCTCCGATCTATCGCTGGAAGGTTTAGCCAAGGGCCTGAAGGGGCTTTCCGGCAATATGGTCGAAGCGCGTCAGGGGGGCAGCGAGATGGCCACGCTGTTCAAAAAGTTGGGTATCGATGCCGGGTCGTCTGATGCGGCGCTGATGCAGCTTGCCGATCACTTTTCCGCCATGCCGGATGGCTTCGAAAAGTCTGCTTTGGCCGTCAAGCTGTTTGGCAAAGAAGGCCTGGCCATGATTCCATTCCTCAACCAGGGGCAGGAAGGAATCAAACAACTCACCGACGAAGCGAGTCGATTCGGCCTGGTGATTGATGGCGCCACGGCCCAGCAAGCCGAAGCCTTTAATGACAATCTGACGCGGCTTTCCGCCAACGTGCAGGGGCTCATGCAGCAATTGGGCAACTCGATGCTCCCGGTGCTCCTCGATGCCTCCGAGGCTTTCCTGGATGCCAAGACAGCGGCGGGTGGATTTGATGAGCAAGTTAGGGCCGTCGTCAGTCGCCGTGCCGAAGTCGAAGAGTACATGGCAGGCCTTGCCCGTGGCGCAGCCTTTATTGCAGACAGTTTGCGGTTAGTGAAGATTGTTGCGGTCGAAGTGGCTACCCCGATGGAGCGGTTGGGCCTCAACATCTACAACCTCGGCCAAACGGCGTCGATCTGGTTCGGCCCAGGCAATCTGGATGAAAAGAGAGCCGCATGGAATCAGGCTGTTTCGGATGCCCAGGCGGCATTCAACGCGCTGGATGAGCGCCTGAAAAGAAACCGCGAAGAATTCTCGGCGGGGGCGGTATTCGGGGATGCGGTGACGAATTTCTTTGAGCAACATTCCCGCACTGTGAGGGCTGGTGCTCAAAAGTATTTGATGGAGACGGCAGAAGATGCGGAAAAGCTGCGCGCTGCCCTGGCAGGTGTCTATCAGCCGAAGGGGGTCAGTGAGGCCACCGGGTTGTTTAATGGTTTAGGCAAGGCCGCAAAAGCCGCCAAAGACGAATACGCGGAGCTGATGAACCGGCTCAACGCCAAAGATTCCGGCTTGGATGCCAGCTACTGGAAAGACCTGCAAACGCTCCATGCGCAGTACAAGAAGACCGGCGATCTCGAAGCCTACCGCAGTGCTGTTGAACAGTTGACCAAGAGTCAGAAGTTCCACACCGATGCCGTCGCTGAAGCGGAGAAAATACAGAAGGAATGGAACGACGCCAGCGCGAAAGCCGCGCAGGAGGCCGAAAAGACGCTGGCTTCGCTTGAGTCGAAGGCCATCGCCATGGAGGAAGAAGTCCGCTACTACGGCATGACCGAAGGGGCCATCCAACGCACCATCATCGCACGGCTTGAGGAAGATCGCGCCCGCGCTGCCAGTACCGATTCCCAGGAGCGCACCGTCGAACTGCTCGACGCGGAAATCGCAGCCCGCAAGCGCCTCGCCGCCGCCGCCGACAGCAAGGAAGCGCTCGACGCCAACGACAAGGCGACCAAGCAGATGCAGTCGGACTGGGAGAAGATGCACGACCAGCTCGGCAAGTCACTCACCGACGAACTGATGCGCGGCGGCCAGAATGCTGGCGAACTCCTGCAAAATTATTTCAAAACCCTCATTCTTCGACCCATCATCCAAGGCGTCGTCGATACCGCGATGGGCGCAGTCGGTAGC